CTGTGGCATTCATGGGCATGCGCCTCATGTATGCCAGCGCTTCGACTGCCGCGAGCTATTTCTGAAATCGGATCGCAACGGGAGGAGGAGAGCAATCAAATCGGGGAAACTGCCAAAATCGCTTTTTGACAGGGGCCGCGAGTTATTGGGGGAGGAAAGGAGATGGAATACGTAGCGTTCTTTGTGATCGGATTCGCGTTAGGGCTTGCGGTTGATCTCTGGGAACACGGATTCTTGCGATGAGCCCGCAGGAGGAGATTGATACGCTGCGCGAGGAGGTTCGCCAGCTCAAGCACATGCTTGGCATCAGCGGGCGCTTTGCTTATCCGCCGCAACTGAAACTCTCGGGCGCAACGGGCAAGCTCTATTGCCTGTTGATGCAGCGCGAGGTCGTCAGCAAGGACACGGCAATGTCGGCGCTTTATTTCGACCGCGCCGGTGACATACCGCATGACAAGATCATCCACATGTTCGTGTTCCGCCTGCGCGGCGAGCTGGCCCATGTCGGCATCGAAGTGAAAAAGAAATGGCGGGAGGGTTATTACCTCGAAGCCAAGGACAAGGCCCGGCTCAAGGAACTGACCGAGCAACAGGCGGCATGAAGCCCGCGCCGCGTAACCGCAACCAGCTCCGCAGGATGATGGTCGATCACTGCGAGTTCTGGCTGACCTTGCTTGAGGACCGGCGGCCGACGCGGCTGTTCAGGGATAACAAGCCATATTACACACTCGATGGCTTCGAGCGCCGCCTACTGCGCAACGATCTGCAAGCGATCAAGTATCTATTGGCCCGGTTGCGCTGGGAGGGTGGCAAACAGCGTCGCATAGGTGTAATTCGACTCCGCTAGACCATAGTGGGCAACACCGCCCATCAAATCGGAGGACGAATAAATGGCAGCAGTACCAGTTATCATCAATGGCGTGTTGATGCCGAAAGCTAAGGGCGGCAGCGACAAGCCTGTGCCCGCCGTTTTCATCGGTTACGCCAGTATCGCGGGGCTAGAAGTCGGTGGTGGCCCGATCATTCCGCCCGATCAACCGCCGATTGATCCGCCGATTGATCCTCCCACCGAGCCCTCGGGAGGCAACATTGCCATCGTCATCAAGCCAGCTCCGGCGACAGGTGGATGGGGTCTCGCACAGCAAGGCGCGGCCGGGCCGTTGCAGTGGTACTTTGTTCCGGCGGTCACAGGCCCGAAGCGTTAAGTTTTCGTTGATGCCGATTGGGAGGGTTTGCACGGGGGCGATAGGATGCGACCGTGGCTCCCGATCTGCTGCTTCATAATTCTGCACTCTCCGGATGAAAGAGAGCTGCGGATTGAGTCACGGTATATCGAGGTCTTACGACCGTCGGATGCTGTGCAACAACATGTGGCTCCCGGCATACATTCAATTGTCATTGTCGGGGGCCAGAGGTTTGGCGTGGTCGAGTCTGCCGCTGAAATCGAAACTCTTGTTAAGGACTGTTTAACGACGGATGGACAGTGATGCCCATCACCGAGCATGGCGCGAAGGTTGCCGGATCTGTCGTCGAAGGTTTGAAAAGCCAGCCGCTGGCGCTTGGCCTGATTGTCCTGAACATTACCTTCATCCTGTTCACCACATGGCTCGCATATACAATCAATCAGAGAACCGAAAGCCAATACCGGGTGAAGGATGAGCAAACCGCGATGCTGTTGGCAAAATTAGATCAGATTGCCGATGTACGGGCACAAGTTCAGGCGATCAGCGAGCGCATTACCGGCAATACAGCTCTGGTAAAAGGCATCGCCGAGTCGGTCGAACGTCTGAGCAAGGTGGAGGAGGATCACGAACGACGCTTACGGGATCTCGAAAGACAGAAACCATAGGAGAGCATGATGGGACGCAAACCGGGGCCGAAACCTAAGCCGAGACCTACCCCAAAACCGAAACCGCCGGAGGAGCCAGAGCCGGAGCCAGAGGAGGCTGCGTAAATGCCGAAAGAACTCGCGCCGACTAAATATTTCCTGCATCCGAGTTATGTGTCGTCGCCCAAGCTGGTCAATGACGCGGTGAGGGCGGCGGTGCCAGCGGTCAACTTCGGGCCATTCGGCAGCTACGACAACGCGCTGGGTCAGGCGATTATCGCCAAGGCATTGAACAAGCCGACGATGTTCACGCCTATGGCCGTGCTTGATCCGGAGGTTGCGAGGTATCAGTTGGACAAGAATTTGCCATAGAGTCGGCTGCCGAGCGGCGTTCCCCGTCCACGGCAGCATGGCGCGTGAGGCCGATGGCTGTCCTCGTCCCGTCGGCCTCATTGCCGAAAGGTGACGCAAATGAGATTCGTCATCAGCGCAGGCCACGGCCTTTATGTACGCGGAGCCGTGGGGCCGGAGCCATACGGCATTGATGAGGTCGATGAAGCGCGGCGCGTGGTGCCTGCGGTAGCGGATTATCTGAGAAAGCTTGGTCACGAGGTTGTCGAGTTCTTTGAGAACGACGCCAAGACGCAACAAGACAATCTGGAAAACATCGTCGCCTTTCATAACAGCCAGACACGCAATCTCGACGTATCAATTCATTTCAATGCCTACATTCCCACCGATGGCGGACGCGGCACGGAAGTCCTGCATGTGAGCCAGGAGGCGCTCGCCACCAAGGTCGCGGCGGCGATTGCCGAAGCCAGCGGTCTCATAAACCGTGGTGCGCACAAGCGCAGCGATTTGTATTTCCTCAACATGACCGATGCTCCCGCGATCCTGATCGAGACAGCATTCGTGGATGCGGAAGCGGATGTCGAGCAGTACGAAAGGAATTTCGACGCCATCTGTAAAGCCATCGCCGATGTCGCCGGGCCGGTGACTTCGGCGACGTTGCGCGCCAAGGGCAAGGTTTCCTGGTTCGGAGGACCGGATGATGACGGGGTGACGCCGGAGGAAGGCTTGGCGTTTCTCTATTCGGTTGAGGACAAGCCGGATTTATTTCTCGACGAGCAACCGGCAAACACCACCGGCCTAGCGCGGCGATTAGATCCCGACGAGAATTACATCGCCATGCGTTGGGACTATGATGTTTTCCCGAAGGACTTTCTGCGCGGTGACGTCATGGCGCTGGTTCTGGCACCGAAAACCGGCCTGATGCTTTTGGCCCACCCGGCCGATTGGGGACCGCATACCGACACCTCGCGGGTAGCCGACATATCACCGGGCCTGATGGATGCGCTCGGCATCGAGACGAACGATGAGGTCGAGGTCATTTTCCCCTATGCAGGAGGACCGCTCGGATGACTGAAAGATGCGGCGGTTGCTATTTTGGCAAGCTGATTAGCGAGGACATCACCAAGCGTCTGTGCCACGGCGCACCGCCGACCTCGATTCAAGTACCGGCTCCGGGCGGACAGATGAGCTTCCGCATGGCGCGGCCGATTGTCGATGTCAGCGACGAGGCATGTGCGCTCTATCGGCCGAAGGCGGCGGTCATGCAGCAGCTCACCGACATGAATGATGGAGCGACCAAGCAATGAGTTACGTCCGTTACGTCAAGGATTCGCTGCACAACTTCGTCACCGGCCTCGGCCAATGGGGCATCGACCGCAACAAGGCCGTCGAGTTCACGCTGTGGCTGCTGGATCGGGCTACGTTGGAGAACATGTACCGCGGCGATTGGCTGGCGCGGGCCATCGTCGATGCGCCAGCCGAGGACATGACGCGGGAATGGCGGTCATGGCAGGCGAGCCAGCAGCAGATCGAGGCCATCGAGTCCATCGAAAAGACGATGGATCTCCGCCGCAAGGTCAGGCAGTGGATTTCCAAGGCACGGCTCTATGGTGGTGCTGCTTTAGTGATCGGCGTTGATGACGGCAACGATCCGAGCCAAGCGCTCGATCTGGAAAAGTGCAAGAAGGGCTGTCTCAAGTACATCGTCGTGCTGCATCGCTGGGAGCTCAACGCGGGGCCGCGCATCTACAACGTGCTTGATCCGTATTACACGCGCGCGGCCTATTACACCGTCGCCACGCCGATGTTCGGCTTTCAGGGCGAGACAGGTGTGACCTATCCGACGATACCCGGCCAGAAGCCACAGCCGCCGCCGGGATCAATCAAGGGCTTCATCACCAATTTTACTTCGAATGTAATTCCGTTCGGCAACCGGCAAAAAGGCGAGCCAGGCGGGCGCAGTCCGGCGGGCGTGTTGCAGAACTATCCGTACACGACGCCGACCAACATCGGCCTGACACAGATCCATCCCTCGCGCATCTTGGAGCTGCCGGGATTGGAGCTGCCGGATTGGCGGCTGGCGCCGCTGGGCGGCGGCTGGGGCGACAGCGTGTTGCAGACGGTGGTGGATACGCTGCAATCGTTCATCCAGAGCTCGCAGTCGATTGCCTCAATTGTCTCTGACGGCAAGCTCGATATCGTGAAGATCCCCGATATGGCGCTGCGCCTGAAAAATACGGATTACAAGAACAGGCTGATTGACCGCTTCACGCTGTCGGCACAAACCAAGTCGGTGATTTCGGCGCTGCTATTGGACAAGGAGGAGGAGTGGGAGCGCGTCAACACGCAGTACAGCGGCCTGCCAATGATCCTGCACGAATTCCTCACCCTGGTTGCGGGCGCGGCAGGCATTCCGGTTAGCCGCATATTCGGCACGGCAATGGGACAAGGATTGCATGGCGGCGCGACCAGCGGCGGTCCCGACGATCTGCGCAACTATTACGACCATTGCGTGAACCAGCAGAAGAATGAGATCGCGCCGCGCTTAGGCATGCTCGATCAGGTGATGATGCGCAGCGCCTTCGGCAAACCCGATCCCAACATGCGCTATGAGTGGAATCCCCTATGGCAATTATCGGATGCCGAGA